GAGCAATAAAACCTGGTCCCTGACGCATCCGGTGGATGACGCAATTACCCTGCTGACACAGGGCGGCAGACTGACCTGTAAGTTCCGCCTGTCAGGCGCGCTGACCAACAATCAGTTCGGGCTGGGGATTTATCTGTATACGGATGCTCCCGTTCCTGATGGTGTGGCGATGACGGGTACCGGTAATCCGTTCCTGATGTCGTACTTCACTCAGACCACTGACGGCAGAGTGAATCTGATGCATCACAGGAAAGCCGGAAACACGAAGCTGGGGGAGTTCGGCGATTACGGTAACGACTGGCAGACGCTGGAGCTGGTGTTCACCGCCGGCAGTGCCACGGTTACTCCGAAACTGAATGGAGTGGAAGGTTCGGCATTCCAGGCTATAAAAGACAGTCTGACACTGGGACTGAATGCGCTGACGCTGACGGATATTACAAAAAATGCAGCGTATGGCGTTGAGATAGAAAGTCTGGTGCTGGAGATAAATGCACCGGCAGCATAATAAAAAAGCCAGCGCCCACTCTGAAGGACGCTGGCTAAAACGGGTAGATGTACTTCACATGATACTTATATCTGGCAGTACATTTTCTGACAGACAGTGACGGATGTTGTCAAGATATTGTGTCATTTATAACCTGAATCAGGGGTTGGTCGGAATGTTATCTGGCATTTTTAGCAGAGCCTGAATGCCATAATCACGGCTCCCGGAGTTGGCCGTCAGTGGGTGACACTGGCGGCTTTTTGTTTTCCTTTACTTTCATTTTCTGTCGGCGGTGACGGAGACATACATCAGATGGAAAAAATCACAACGGGTGTGTCATACACCACGTCAGCGGTGGGGACGGGATACTGGTTACTGCAGCTGCTGGACAAAGTCTCTCCGTCCCAGTGGGTGGCAATAGGTGTACTGGGGAGTCTGCTGTTTGGCCTGCTGACGTATCTGACTAACCTGTATTTCAAAATCAGGGAGGACCGCCGTAAGACGGCGCGGGGAGACTAAAGCGATGAAGAAAAAATACGAACTGGTTGTTAAAGAGATAAATAATTACCCGGATAAGATTGCTGTTACTGTGGCACTTGAAATTGGCGGGCATCCGTCGTTGTTGTTGCCACATGTGGCGATTAGTCTTGACCGTACTGAAGGTGCCACGCTGGAGTTCTACGAAGCTGAGGCGAAAAAACAGGCGAAGCAGTTTTTCATGGATATTGTTGCCGGGTTATGCGAAGGGGATGAACCGTCACCGGAAAAGCGCCCCGTAATTTTAGATGCGCAGGATGTATTGATAACCTACAAAGGAAAGCTACCGGGAAGAATTACTTGTTCTCTGAAGATGCCGCCGTCAACACTGCGGTCAGAAAAAGATGATGTTGAATCGCGTATTGAAAAACTGGAGTGCTATATCGCTGAATTGAAAAAAAGCACCCCAACAAAAAATGAGGTGCTTGCAGCAGACGAAATGAAAGAAGCTATTCCTGATCGCGCGGCGAATCTAAGCTGCGCTTCATGGTTGAAAGAGCATCTTCAGCAGCCTGAAAAAAAACGCCGCGATGAGCAGTTTGCTGCGTTTTACGATTATTGCCGGAAAGTGATGAGCAGAAATCTCGCAGAGTGTTTCAGTATTCATAATGATAATTTCAGTGACCTGGAATGGGAGTGTAACCGGCCATCCTTTGTTGTATCCGGTGATGCTGGGAAAATAACCATCTCAGAAAATGGAAAAGTAACACCGCCATCGCACCAGCATAGTGAGGAGCTCATTGAATTTGCCATTGATTACCTGAAGAACAATAAAAAGCAGGGGCTGATGAAGTGCATTGGTCGTTGCATGGGATATCTGCAGATAGCTGCTGAGATTGAAGCGCTGGCCAGTGATGCGGACAAGGATGCAGTTGTGCGGGAGGCTCTTCTTCGTGATTTTGATAATCCGCCCTTTAAAAAAAGTGCCGGCTTACTGGTTTCATCCAGGACTGACTTATCTTAAAGGACGTATATAAGCTGGCTCGTTATCTGTTGCCGATAAATCCTGATAAATATCCATGAACACCAAAATCAAATACGGCCTGTCGGCTGCTGTTCTGGCGCTGATTGCCGCTGGTGCGCCTGCGCCTGACATTCTCGACCAGTTTCTGGATGAAAAGGAAGGTAACCACACCACGGCATACCGTGATGGTGCGGGGATCTGGACCATCTGCCGTGGTGCCATCATGGTGGATGGTAAACCTGTTGTTCCAGGCATGAAGTTGTCGAAGGCAAAATGCGCTCAGGTTAACGCCATTGAGCGTAATAAGGCGCTGGCATGGGTGGAGAAAAACATCAAAGTGCCATTGACCGAACCACAGAAAGCGGGGATTGCGTCATTCTGTCCGTACAACATTGGCCCCGGTAAGTGTTTCCCGTCGACGTTTTATAAACGAATTAATGCAGGCGATCGCAGGGGGGCGTGTGAGGCGATTCGCTGGTGGATTAAGGACGGTGGCAGAGACTGCCGTATTCGCTCAAACAACTGTTACGGTCAGGTATCCCGTCGCGACCAGGAGAGTGCGCTGGCGTGCTGGGGAATTGACAGATAAGCAGAATATTTTGCTGAAAAATGCGGTTTGCTCACACGGACGGATAACACGAAATCCTGCGAACTGACAAAAACTAAGTGAATAAAAGTAAAAACCCCGTTTGTTGGCTGCAAGCGGGGTTTTGTGTTTCCTGACTCTGGAAAAGTCAAAGGAGAAAGTGTGTTTGATTTTAGCAAACTGATTCGGGAGATTCGAGTGATGGCTGAAAAATTATCCACCTGGAAGTTCATTCTTATCTGGCTGGTGTTTGTGATTATGGCCTCCGGTTATTTCATCGGTCAGATACGCTGGTGGTGAAATGAACCGCGTACTGTGCGTGGTCATCATTGCCCTGCTGGTGGCCTGTGGTGCGCTTAGTCTGGGGCTGAATCATTACCGTGATAACGCCATAACCTACAAAGAGCAGCGCGATAAAAAAGTCAGTGAGCTGGAGCAGGCAAATGCAACCATTACTGATATGCAGCAGCGCCAGCGTGATGTTGCTGCACTTGATGCCAGATACTCGAGGGAATTAGCCGATGCGAGAGCTGAAAATGAAACTCTTCGCGCTGACGTTGCCGCTGGTCGTAAGCGCCTGCGGATCAACGCCACCTGTCCAGGCTCCGTGCGTGAAGCCCCCACCACCTCCGGCGTGGATAATGCAACCGGCCCCCAACTGGCAGACACCGTTACACGGGATTATTTCACCCTCAGAGAGCGGCTGATGACGATGCACAAGCAACTGGAAGGGGCACAGGACTATATCCGCACTCAGTGCCTGAAATAAGTTTTGTTGATGCGCCGTATCGTCGCTGTATTCCCTCATTAACAGAGACCGCAGCCCGACAGGGAGACTCCTCTGCGCGAGTGTGCGGGGATAATCAAAAACGATACACACCGGGGTTTACCGCGTTAACGGAGCGCGGCGTTGTCCCCTCATAGTCGCCTGTCCGGTGCGATGGTGGAAGAAGCCGGATGTTTATCACTATTAATTGATGACACAGAAATGGATTCATTGAATTTCAGCACGTTTTTGTATTCGTGTTATTGAACATCTGTTTATTTTACTTTTAACATATTGATAATAAAAAGAGCTGTAAATCTTTAGATGAGTCGATTTTGTCCGGGGAAGTTCAAATGGATTTTATGCTGACGGTTTCTGGTGTGGTTATCCTGTCCATTGCTTATACTGCAGATAAATATGGCTGCCATTTGTTATCACGTATTGGCGCTTATTGTTCGTTGATGCTGATTTTCTCGTCGCTTTTTTTTTGAGTAAGTTATATTAATTATAACAAATAATTTTCTGTGTTATTTTTTCAGGCTATCCCGTCAGAGGGGAAGCCTGTACTGCCGGGGAGCGAATGGAAAACTGATGTGTCCGGTAACTGCGTGTTCTGTGAACACCATGTTACTTAATTATGTAATTCATACCCGAACTCTCTGTTGACAGCCTTCTTCTGCAGGCTTCAATAACCCACGCTGAAAAGTTTCCTGAACCTTTCAGATCAAGAGCGATGTTAATTTGTTCAATCATCTGGTTTGGAAATCGGATGTTGCGGGTTGTTGTTCTGCGGGTTCTGTTCTTTGATGACATAATGTTTCCCCATATTCAGTGTTGCTGATTTGTATTATCTGAAGTTGCTTTTACGTTAATTTGACGCAGATCAATTAATACGATACCTGCGTCATAATTGATTATTTGACGTGGTTTGATGGCGTAGATGCACGTTGTGACATGTAGATGATAATTATTATCATTTTGCGGGTCCTTTCCGGCGATCCGACAGGTTACGGGGCGGCGACCTCGCGGGTTTTCGCTATTTATGAAAATTTTCCGGTTTAAGGTGTTTCCGTTCTTCTTCGTCGTAACTTAATGTTTTTATTTAAAATACCCCCTAAAAAGAAAGGAAACGACAGGTGCTGAAAACGGGCTTTTTGGCCTTTGTCGTTTCCTTTCTCTGTTTTTGTCCGTGGAATGAACAATGGAAGTCAACAAAAAGCAGCTGGCTGACATTTTCGGTGCGAGTATCCGTACCATTCAGAACTGGCAGGAACAGGGAATGCCCGTTCTGCGAGGCGGTGGCAAGGGTAATGAGGTGCTTTATGACTCTGCCGCCGTTATAAAATGGTATGCCGAAAGGGATGCTGAAATTGAGAACGAAAAGCTGCGCCGGGAAGTTGAAGAACTGCGGCAGGCCAGCGAGACAGATCTCCAGCCAGGGACTATTGAGTACGAACGCCATCGACTTACGCGTGCGCAGGCCGACGCACAGGAACTGAAGAATGCCAGAGACTCAGCTGAAGTGGTGGAAACCGCATTCTGTACTTTCGTGCTGTCGCGGATCGCAGGTGAAATTGCCAGTATTCTCGACGGGATCCCCCTCTCGGTACAGCGGCGTTTTCCGGAACTGGAAAACCGACATGTTGATTTCCTGAAACGGGATATCATCAAAGCCATGAACAAAGCAGCCGCGCTGGATGAACTGATACCGGGGTTGCTGAGTGAATATATCGAACAGTCAGATTGATATTCTGCGGCGTGATGTACGCGCCGGGCTGCGAGCCCTGTTCAGGCCGGAGCCACAGACTGCCGTTGAATGGGCGGATGCCAGTTACTATCTCCCGAAAGAATCCGCATACCAGGAAGGGCGCTGGGAAACACTGCCCTTTCAGCGGGCCATCATGAATGCGATGGGCAGCGACTACATCCGTGAGGTGAATGTGGTGAAGTCTGCCCGTGTCGGTTATTCCAAAATGCTGCTGGGTGTTTATGCCTACTTCATAGAGCATAAGCAGCGCAACACCCTTATCTGGTTGCCGACGGATGGTGATGCCGAGAACTTCATGAAAACCCACGTTGAGCCGACCATCCGCGATATTCCGTCGCTGCTGGCGCTGGCCCCGTGGTATGGCAAAAAGCACCGGGATAACACGCTCACCATGAAGCGTTTCACCAATGGGCGTGGTTTCTGGTGCCTGGGCGGTAAAGCGGCAAAAAACTACCGTGAAAAGTCGGTGGATGTGGCGGGTTATGATGAACTTGCTGCCTTTGATGATGATATTGAACAGGAAGGCTCTCCGACGTTCCTGGGTGACAAGCGTATTGAAGGCTCGGTCTGGCCAAAGTCCATCCGTGGCTCCACGCCCAAAGTGAGAGGCACCTGTCAGATTGAGCGTGCAGCCAGTGAATCCCCGCATTTTATGCGTTTTCATGTTGCCTGCCCGCACTGCGGGGAGGAGCAGTATCTTAAATTTGGCGACAAAGAGACGTCGTTTGGCCTCAAATGGACGCCGGATGATCCCGCCAGCGTGTTTTATCTCTGCGAGCATAATGCCTGCGTCATCCGTCAGCAGGAGCTGGACTTCACTGATGCCCGTTATATCTGCGAAAAGACCGGGATCTGGACCCGTGATGGCATTCTCTGGTTTTCGTCATCCGGTGAAGAGATTGAACCGCCTGACAGTGTGACCTTTCACATCTGGACGGCGTACAGCCCGTTCACCACCTGGGTGCAGATTGTCAAAGACTGGATGAAGACGAAAGGGGATACGGGAAAACGTAAAACCTTCGTGAACACCACGCTCGGTGAGACGTGGGAAGCGAAAATCGGCGAACGTCCGGATGCTGAAGTGATGGCAGAGCGGAAAGAGTATTATTCAGCGCCCGTTCCTGATCGTGTGGCTTACCTGACCGCCGGTATCGACTCCCAGCTGGACCGCTACGAAATGCGCGTATGGGGATGGGGGCCGGGTGAGGAAAGCTGGCTGATTGACCGGCAGATTATTATGGGCCGCCACGACGATGAACAGACGCTGCTGCGTGTGGATGAGGCCATCAATAAAACCTATACCCGCCGGAATGGTGCAGAAATGTCGGTATCCCGTATCTGCTGGGATACTGGCGGGATTGATCCGACCATTGTGTATGAACGCTCGAAAAAACATGGGCTGTTCCGGGTGATCCCCATTAAAGGGGCATCCGTCTACGGTAAGCCTGTGGCCAGCATGCCACGTAAGCGAAACAAAAACGGGGTTTACCTTACCGAAATCGGTACGGATACCGCGAAAGAGCAGATTTATAACCGCTTCACACTGACGCCGGAAGGGGATGAACCGCTTCCCGGTGCCGTTCACTTCCCGAATAACCCGGATATTTTTGATCTGACCGAAGCGCAGCAGCTGACTGCTGAAGAGCAGGTCGAAAAATGGGTGGATGGCAGGAAAAAAATACTGTGGGACAGCAAAAAGCGACGCAATGAGGCGCTCGACTGCTTCGTCTATGCGCTGGCGGCGCTGCGCATCAGTATTTCCCGCTGGCAGCTGGATCTCAGTGCACTGCTGGCGAGCCTGCAGGAAGAGGATGGTGCAGCAACCAACAAGAAAACACTGGCAGATTACGCCCGTGCCTTATCCGGAGAGGATGAATGACGCGACAGGAAGAACTTGCCGCTGCCCGTGCGGCACTGCATGACCTGATGACAGGAAAACGGGTGGCAACGGTACAGAAAGACGGACGGAGAGTGGAGTTTACGGCCACTTCCGTGTCTGACCTGAAAAAATACATTGCGGAGCTGGAAGTGCAGACCGGCATGACACAGCGACGCAGGGGACCTGCAGGATTTTATGTATGAAAACGTCCACCATTCCCACCCTTCTGGGGCCGGACGGCATGACATCGCTGCGTGAATATGCCGGTTATCACGGCGGTGGCAGCGGATTTGGTGGGCAGTTGCGGGCGTGGAACCCACCGGGTGAAAGTGTGGATGCAGCCCTGCTGCCCAACTTTACCCGTGGCAATGCCCGCGCAGACGATCTGGTACGCAATAACGGCTATGCCGCCAACGCCATCCAGCTGCATCAGGATCATATCGTCGGGTCTTTTTTCCGACTCAGTCATCGCCCAAGCTGGCGCTATCTGGGCATCGGGGAGGAAGAAGCCCGTGCCTTTTCCCGCGAGGTTGAAACGGCATGGAAAGAGTTTGCTGAGGATGACTGCTGCTGCATTGACGTTGAGCGAAAACGCACGTTTACCATGATGATTCGGGAAGGTGTGGCAATGCACGCCTTTAACGGTGAGCTGTTCGTTCAGGCCACCTGGGATACCAGTTCGTCGCGGCTTTTCCGGACACAGTTCCGGATGGTCAGCCCGAAGCGCATCAGCAACCCGAACAATACCGGCGACAGCCGGAACTGCCGTGCCGGTGTGCAGATTAATGACAGCGGTGCGGCGCTGGGATATTACGTCAGCGAGGACGGGTATCCTGGCTGGATGCCGCAGAAATGGACATGGATACCCCGTGAGTTACCCGGCGGGCGTGCCTCGTTCATTCACGTTTTTGAACCCGTGGAGGACGGGCAGACCCGCGGTGCAAATGTGTTTTACAGCGTGATGGAGCAGATGAAGATGATCGACACGCTGCAGAACACGCAGCTGCAGAGCGCCATTGTGAAGGCGATGTATGCCGCCACCATTGAGAGTGAGCTGGATACGCAGTCAGCGATGGATTTTATTCTGGGCGCGAACAGTCAGGAGCAGCGGGAAAGGCTGACCGGCTGGATTGGCGAAATTGCCGCGTATTACGCCGCAGCACCGGTCCGGCTGGGAGGCGCAAAAGTGCCGCACCTGATGCCGGGGGACTCACTGAACCTGCAGACGGCTCAGGACACGGATAACGGCTACTCCGTGTTTGAGCAGTCA